GAAGCTCCTGATGAAGAATGACCCTGAGGACGGTGTTCAGGGAGCCGCCACGCTGTGGAAGCTGACACAGGCCATCACAGCCCACGCCCGAGAGCTTGCCCCTGAGCGGAGCCGCGAGCTTCACGAACTGAGCGGCCACCTTCTCAGCCGCGTGAAAGTGACCGAGTAACACATCGAACGCCCGCCACAGGTCACAACAAAGCCCGTGGCGGGTTATCATACACTAACAATAATAAAGCTATGACGGTATCATTGAATATTATCGGGATCGTTGACCTCCTCGACCTGACAGACGACGAGCTGTCTGGTCTCATTCGTATGATAGAGGGAGCCTCGCTTCCTGAGCGTCGGATGTTCGACAGGCTCAAAAACGACCTAAAAGCAGAGTTATCGCGGCGATAACTATTCGAAAATAAAATTATCGCAGCGATAAGATACGATAAATGAGGTTTTCGCTATATTATCGCTCTCGCGCGTAAGAACAGAATAGAGTAGAATAGAATATAGAAAACTAAAGTTTTCCCTTTACCTCCTTACGGAGGATATAAATAGAATAGCTAACGCTATTATGGTGTAACCGCCCTGTCTCTGATGACAGGCGAAAACGAGAATAAGAACAATGAGCAAGACAGAAAAGAACCAAGAGACGATTTTCAGGGTGTCCTTCAACGACCCGCCTGAGTCAGGAAGCCGACTGAAAGACTTCAATTTCCACAGCCTCGCTGCGATCTATGACCGCTTCACGGAGGAACAGATAGGCTGCAAGGTCACTCACCTGTATAACTACGGGATAATGTCAGGGCGACCCTATGTAAACAAGCTCCTTACGATAAGCCGCGAACCGATATACCGCAAGAGGCGTGTTTCAGGCTCTCAGAGCGTCGAAGAGAACGCAGACGATGAGACACCCGTATAATTATTATTCGACGCACATGGCTGAGTTTCGAGAAAAATAACTATATTTGCACCCGATATGAACAAACAGGACATAGCAGACAAATACGCAAAGCGCAACGGTTTCGACACAGCCGAGCTTGTTGCTGTCAGGGACGGCGTGGCTTATTACCACCTTGATTGGAAGGTTCGCCCACGTTATACAGGTCATCCCAATGTTATAAAAATAGGCACCACAGGGAGAGTCCAAGTGGTGTCTAACAGGGAAGAAAAGTATTGGGCTGTGGGTCAGTCTAAAGAAGCCTTGCAACAGCCCTGAGCCAGTCTTTACGGAACAGGAGCTTATCGACTTTTAGAAGCTCTAAATACTCTACACCACGGGTGGCGTATTCTGATATATTCAGGAATTCGCCACTCTGTGCGTCGTAATATACAATAGCACCGTTTTTCAGTCTCTCAGCGGTAATGATATGGCCTTCCTCCTTATCCCTGACTTTCATATTGATACCAACGTGATAGCGTCCTGTCGCATTCGCTGCCTTTTCCATCTTCCTGAGCATATCATCGAATGACTTTCCTTTAAACTCAGTCGGTCTTGGAGTTTTCCCGCTCTCAGGATGAATCCATATATCCTGAAAGCGCTCTCCAAGCTGAAACGATATGCTGTCCTTCTTTGTACTATATCCCAAGGCCGTGATGTCAAGCCCGCGAAGACGTGCCTCATGGACGGCAACGGCAATCTGACAGTTGTTCTCGAAAGCGAATCCTTTACCGAAATCAGCGTTTCCACGTCCTGTGTCAGCGTCGAGGAATGTCATCGGCGTGACAGGCTTATCGATATCGAACATCTTAGCAAGTTCTGCAGTATTCTCCCTAACAGCCTGAGAGAGCGTCGGAGCGCCCATGTCATCATACGTCTTGAAAGCGGCCTTTGTCGCAGACCTTCCGAGCTTTGTTCCTGTCACCGTTCCCATTGTGCCGTATCGTGGAGCAATGCCTGAATATTTGGGGTTGTCTCTCAGGAAATAAGGAACACTCGAAGCGCTATCGATTCTGTCCTCATTCTCATTCATCCAATCCTTGAACTTCTGAGGAACGTCGCGGACAGCGTTTACGCTCTCTCCGTTAGTGTCCTCACCTCTGAGGATGCGCCTTGTGTCCTCAGCCATTTCCTCCTTCGTTTTCAGGATCGTGACGGCGTGGCAGCGGCAGTGAGGGTGCCACCCTGTAAACTTGAAGTCCTTCGGGTACCGACCCGCAAGGTCATCGCAGATGTCCGTCAGTGGGAGGCCGTTTATGGTGTGGTTGTTCGAGAGCCTGATTTCTATGCCGACAACGAAATCCATCTCCTGCCACCGCTCATAGTCAGCCGTGCGGTAAGCCATATTTGTCTCTGTGACGGCGAGACGGCGTGCGTTCTTATATGACGAGCGGTAAACGCCCTGTCCTGGGTGGTATGCCTCTGCCCTCTGAGACAGGCGCAGCAGCCCGTGTTCATCCCTGACGCGACGGAAGAGCTTGTCTGGGTTTCGGAGATAGCCCCTGAGGTCGCGGCTCATTTGGTCTGCCGACAGCCCTGTGCGGATGCCGATGTCAAGGCCAAGCTCTATCTCCGTCTTGAACTGATTGGTATAGTTCCACACGCGGTCTGACAGGCCGAGGCCAGCAGTCTTACGTGACAGGAAGGCCTCGCGGGCTTTGTCGTTGGTGGAGAAATATTTTCGGTACTGAGCCTGAGAGAGCCGTCCGACGTTATCCCCGAAGACCATACGTGCAAGCTCGTTGTTCTTATTGTTGGCCAGCGTCCACTCGGCGTTGATACCGTTCACGACACAGGCGAGGATGTCTTTTTTCAGCCCCGACATGAGCTTATCGACGCGCTTGTGTGTAAGAGGGTAATCGCTGAACGAAAACAGCGTGTCGGGCGCTAAATCGCCCACAACGGCCGCTATCTTTGCGGCTTCCTCTGCGTATTGGTCGTAGATGTCATCTATCATACGCTGATAGAGAGCGAGACGGCGCAGGTGCTCGCGGTCATACTTATTCTGCTGATTCTTCTTCTTTGCCATCGTCTTTCCTGAGTATAAAGTGTTCACATGTCGGGTCGCTGAGGAAGATGCAATACTTCCCGCCTTCCATCTTATAGGGACAGCGGCACAGAATCAGGTGGCCGTCGAGAGCCTTGCTGTGCCAATCGTAAGAATGAGCGCAGTGACGGCACTGATACCGTGTCGCCACCACCTCAATCTTTTTCTTCGTCCCCATAGGCCTATTCTGTCAGCTCGAAACCGTCCAACTTATTCTCTTCCTGAATCTCTTGGAGCGTCGCTTCCACATCGTCAGAGTGGCCGAATTCCTCGATACTCTCACGCTGGGACATAATGGGCTTGTTGCCGTTGGCCGTCATCAGGGTATCGACGGTTTCCTTCGTGTCCGTGATGTTGAAGGCCGTAATCTTCGTCTCGACGGGGAGAGCGTCGATATCCTTGTGCATCGCCTCAGGAAGGACGGTTTTCAGGAATGCCTTCACGACGTTTACCTCTCGGTCGGCGAACTCCAGCAGACGGCCTGACTCATCCTTGACCTTCATCTGAGCGTCGATGAAGAGCTGCTTGCGGCTTTCGCCTGAGAGAGCCTGCTGGGACATCTTCTCATACGACCAGTCAGGGAGCTGCAGGAGCGTGAAGAAGAGCTGTCTCAGGGTCTCACAGAAGTATTTCAGGTTGTCGATGGCCTGCTGCCAAGTGACATACTGAGCGGTGCTGCCCTTCGGGTATTGCATGACAGCCTTGAACTCTTCGTTTTCGTCCTTCTCGTCGCCATACTTGATGACCTCATCGGCAAAGACGATAAACAGGGGCTTGGAGTTCTTACGGAGGTAATTGCCGTCGCGGGAAAGCGCCCACTCAATCTCATAGACGAGGTTCGAGTTATCCTCCCAAATCGGGGTCGGACGGAACATATATACAGCTGGAATCTTACCAACCGTGATGTCCTCATTCTCGACCTCTGCCCACTCTCCGTTGGCGTTTGAGTACTTGATGTGCTTTTTTGCCGTGTAGCAGTCGAGGAACTCAACCTGTTTCTTCTCAACCTTCCGCTTATAGCTGACGCTCATAGCGATCATGTCCCCGTATTCGTCAAAGAGCGGGTAGAGCATATCGCCGAGCATTGGAGAGAAGTTACGGCAGCGGAACTTCAAGCGGCTGTCAAAGCCGTATAGGTTATTCTTCTGCTCGACGGCATACCACAGCGTCATTACCTCACAGCCGCCGAAGAGCATATTGAAACGCTCGACGTTCACGCTGTCTATGCGGTTGCGCTCAAAGATTTTCTCCATGTACTTGGCAATCTTCTTCTGATTGTCATTCTCAGGGCGATAGATACGTTTCAGAGGGATGCCGCACACAAGCTCTGTCATACGCTTCGTGGCAAGGCGCTGGAGGTCACAGGTCACGCGGGTAACGCGCTCCCAGCCTTTGTCTGTCAGGACATCAGGATAGATTTTCTTATCCATGACAGGGTGCTTCTTCGGGTCGAACTCCTTGGCAAGGCCATAGGCACCGCCCCATGAAGGCACAGAGATAATTTTCTCCTTCAGAGCGGCCACCTTCTGCGCCGCTGTCATCTGAGGGTCATTGAGGATTTCTTCGATAGTCATTTTACTTGAAGTTTAGATGATTGAACATTGATGAAAATTATACAGAGCGGGCGAGGCGGTTCAAGTCCACACCGAGACCCAAAGGCCGTATCGGATAGAACGTGTTGGCCAGCGCGTCGAACTTATCGGGAGAGCGTCCGAGGCGTTCCTTGATGTCCTCCTTCGGCTCGATGATGATACGGCCGTCAGAGCGGAAAAGCCACCGTATCTCGGTAGCCTCTTCAAGGAATCCATCGTCAGGGGGAAGCATAGGCTCGAAGCCGTTCTTTGGGTTGAGCCAGTCACGGACACACCAATGAAGGTATGCCCGCATATTGACAAAGCGGTACTGTCCTGTGATGTCTGAGAGGTCGCGTTCGTTGCGCTTCGCGGCCTCAGAGTATTTACAGCTGATAATGAAACGCGGGTCATCCTGTTCGACGCAACGGCTGTAAACGCCCGCACCCTCTCCGATGGTGTCGATAGAGGCTATCATCTTCGGGTGGAACTTACGGCGTGCGACAATCTGACCCGCCACCTGCATGTGGTCTGCCACACCGCCTGAGTTACGGGCTTGGAACGGAAGGACGAAGCGACCGATACGCTCACAGAAGCAGGTGCTGTCTCGACCCATACCAGCGACATCGACACCGAGCATTCGTGGCTCCTGAGAGACAGGCTCCCGTCCGCTGTTGATGACCCAGCGCTCCTGAGCGGCCTCGACCCACTGCTGCGGTATCAGCACATCGTCGGACACCTTCGGGAACTTTCCCAACACCTTCTT